TATTATTACCTGGACCTTCTGGTCGTGGTCATTACTATAAATAGACACGACCTAAACCCTATATGTATATGGCTAGAAATCGCAATTTTGTATTTACATGGAATAACTATACCGAAGACTCAGAGCAATTCTTGAGGAGCAGAGTGGATGAAGGAGTTATTAAATATGTTGGATACTGTAAGGAAATTGCGCCTAGTACTGGGACCCCTCATTTACAAGGATTTTGTTCTTTTGAAAATAAGAAATCTGTTCAACAAGTTAGAGTTATTCTTGTTGGATGTCATGTTGAAACCATGCTTGGATCTATCTCTCAGAATGAAGATTATTGTTCAAAAGCAGGTGAATTAATTAATTATGGGGTCCAACCAGTTACTAATGATAACAAAGGTCGAGCAGAGCAGCTCCGTTGGCAAAGAGCTAGAGAATCTGCAAAATTGGGTCAATTTGATGACATTGATGCTGACATTTTTATTCGGTGTTACAGTACGTTGAAACGGATTAGAACTGATTACACCGCCAAACCACCTCCGGAAGATGTAACATGCTATTGGATATACGGTCCCACTGGTACCGGGAAAAGTCATTCTGTCGAGACAACATTTCCTTTGTGTTATAAGAAGAATATGGATGATCCAAAGTGGTTTGATGGATACCAAGGCGAGGAGACAGTTTATTTGGAAGACATTGATAAGTATCAAGTGAAATGGGGAGGTCTTCTAAAAAGACTTGCTGACCGTTGGCCTTTGCTTGTTAATACCAAAGGCAGTATGCAGTATATTCGTCCTAAACGAATTATTGTCACCTCTAATTATAATCTTGATGAAATCTGGAGTGACAGTGGTACCTTGGATCCGTTACTCCGACGATTTACGGTGATCTTGAAAGAATCTCAAGAACAAGTTATCGACTTTACCTAAAATAAATGCCTTATGTCCGTAGAAGAGTTGTCCGAAGGGTCGCAAATCGCCGTCCTAGTATTCGTCGTCCTGCTTACCGGCGTCGGAGTGTTCCGGTGCGTCGCCAAGTCCGAGTGCGTCGCTACACGAGAAGAAGAAGATAATTAATATAATTTACCTAAATGAAAAGAAAGTACCGTTCATCAGACTCTTATTTGCCTTCTACGCTTACCAATTCTAGCCCTTATGTCCGCCGAACTAAACGTCGAAAGACTAGAAGAGTTTCAATTGATTACGGACGTCGTAGTTCTACTAGTTCCGGTGGACTTACTAATTACACTTCATCTAGTGGTAGCAGTGTAGGAAGAGCCGTTGCATCTGCCTCTGGTGCTGCTCTTGGTTTTATCCATATGAATGTTCCTGGAGCTGTTGCAAGTTATAAAAAGGCTGGTGAATTTTATGACTATATGAATAGCAAGACTGTTTCCCAAACAAAAAGTTCTTCCAATAACATGTATTCTGGCAAATTTAGAAAACCGAAACCATTTAAACAGTCCGCTATGATGAAAGCTCAAACTGACGGATATTTGAGTACTCAAGAACAGTATGGTACCGTTACTGACCCTAATGGTGTTTACATTTTTCAGTCTACTTTTAATTCTGCCCAAATGGCTCTTGCTATTACAACAGCATTAGTCCGGAAATTGTTTAAAAAGGCTGGCATTACTGTCTCTGATCGAGATGGATCTCTTGCCTTTTTTGGAGTTTATAATGCTGATGGATTTAAACTTGAAATGGTCGAGTACAATCCTATTACCGGAGCTAATTCGCCAGCTATAACTTATACAACAGTTGCTGCAGATACTATCACTACTGTTGTTGCAAATTCTACCTTTGTTACTACATTTACGAATTATTTGAACAAAGCTACCGAACATCCTCCTGTCTCAATGACTCTGTATTCATCTGATAGAAATGGACTCGATTCCAATTGGAGATTATGTTCTAATTTGGATTTGAATGCGGAATATCTTACTGTTGTTGCAAATTCTACAATGGTTCTTCAAAATCAAACTAAAGCTGTTATTTCTGCTAGTAATGATATTGATCGTAACGACGTTCAACCACTCAATGTTACTATGTACAAATTTAAGAATGATCCTAAATTGAAGGCTATTGGAAATCGTCCAAGTGGTTCTTCTAAAACAGAATTAATTCAATGGCAAGGAGTTGGATATTCTGGTACTCGCTTATTACGCGCTCAAGATTTTGTAAATACTTCTTTTCAAAACCCTCCTCCACCAGGGATTTTTTCCAATCTGACTGGGAAATCTCATTCTACTTTACAACCTGGTCAAATGAAGAAGAATTTTCTGACTCATACTTTTAAAGGCAAACTATCTAATATTTTACCTAAAATGAGAATGGAACAATTTGGTTTGTCTCCTATTAAAATCCATGGAGTTTATTGCAATACCAACCTATTTTGCTTTCAAGAACGAATGAGAACTAGTACTACTAATCCTATCATTGTTGCTTATGAACATGAATTGGATATTGGTGTGTTTTGTGCTACTTATCATCCAAAAATTGCTATGCAAGCGTCCTTAGATTCAATGGATGTGAGTTTATAATAAATTAGTTATATCTTGCTTTATTCAATAACAAAGTCATTCTGTCTACTTCACCCATAATATGATCAATAGTTCTTTGATCATGAGGCCTTCCCTCAACAGGTTTGTCAACATAGAATTTTAATCGTTCTAATTTTCTGACAAGATAATTAAGAACTCTAGTATCAGCCACATCATCAGTATTCCAAGTATTTGGTTGGTCAATAAAAGGATTATTTGGAGCAGGATCATAGACTGGCGAAGGAGGAGGAGCAAGAGATTCTGTTTGAGCAGGAGTAGCCATGAGATAATGTTTGAAGTAACGGGGAATGGCTTCTTTATATACTAAACTGCGGAGAAATTACCATGTGATTGCTTACATAATCAATAAAAAAAAATTTCTATTTTTCCATCATGTCGTACGACAAGATTGCAAATTTGATTAGGGTGCGGAGCTAGGGTTAGGGTTAGATAGTGTTAGGGCATCTATCTTAAGTAGGAGGATGCGGAGCTAGGGTTAGGCTTAGGGTTAGGGTTTAGGGTTAGAGTAGGGTTAGTTCCGTAGGTGCATAATCCATCGCCTTTGGCAGAAATTTGGTCTTATTCTTCTTCTTCTTTAAAGTAAGAGTCACAAATTTTATGACGCGAGACTTGACTGCTTCTAGTCTTAATCACGCGCTCGACCTCAAGGTCCAGCCC